CTTAAATCTCCACCTACTTGTAAAAACTGAGTGTTGTTACCTGTGATATCAGACTCAATCATATTGTATTGAGGAGATAAAGCTGTATGGTCTAAATTATTGTTATCTAATTCAAGTGTTCCAGCTATAGTTGCACCATCACTTATAACTGTTCCTGTTACGTCTATGCCTGATGAGTCTATAACCACTTTTTGACTTGCATCAACTCTAAATTGAATTTCTGAATCAGCACCTAAGCCATCTTCGTCTGCTGCTAGTACTAAATTATCAGCACCCTCACAGGCAATATAATTACCTCTAGGATTTGCAGCTCCTTCTAAAATAATTTTTGCATCGTTTCCAGAGCCTGAAATATGCAACTCAGCATCAGGACTCGTAGTACCAATACCAAGCGATTCAGCACTTGCATCCCAGTATAAAGCTGCAGTTGTGCCTGTATCTTCGTAAAAGGATATGTCTCCATTGCCATCTATTTTTAATCTCTGTGTAGCTGTTCCAGAGCTGTCTGTGCCAAAAGATAAAGATTGTGAGGTTGTTGAATCATGGTTGGCTCTTATATAACATGTTCTGCTTCTAACATCATTATTAAAGTTTAATCCTATATACTCGCCATTAGTGTTTGTACCGTTTCTTAATGTTAATATATCTGTACTAGCAAAAGTTCCTGCATCAAAAACACCAACACCATCAACAGTCAAACCATCAGAAGTTACTGTTCCTGTTACGTCTATGCCTGTTGAGGTTGTGGTTAGTTTGGTTTGTGCATTATGTGATAAAGTAACTGCACCATTTGGTGTAGCACCTATCATTAGGTCTGTACCATTTCCCTCATAAACAGCAAACTCATTAGCAAGAATATTTAAATTACCAGTTCCAGTATCTGAAATATAACTATTATTACCATCATGATAAATCTGTAAATCTGAACCTGCTCCAAATACTGCTTTGTCATTATCGCCAAAGTTTATGTTTGCTGAAGTTGTTAAACCTGTAAGCGTACCAACACTTGTAATATTAGGTTGAGCTGCTGTAGCTAGTGTGCCTGTAATGTTTCCTGAAGATTGAATAGTACCTGTAATGTTTATATTACCTGTACCTGTAATGTCATTAGAGTTTAAATCTAAATCACCACCGAGCTGTGGAGTTGTATCCTCAACAACTTCATTAGTTGCAGCAACTGTAGTATCTACATAGGCTTTAATGCTTTGTTGAGAAGCAATACCTGTAGCACTGTTAGATGCCATGTTATCTTCGTCAAGGAAAGCTTTACCGTCAAGGATGTTTAACTCTGCGGCTGTTGATGTAGTTGCTAGTGTAACTGCACCACTAGAGACGTTAAAGTCATCTGAGTTAAATGACGCAATACCTTTGTTAGATGTTGTAGCATCTTCACCAGTAATTGTTAGAGTATTACTAGATGCTGAAGTATCAATACCTTCCCCACCTGTAACTGTTAATAGTTCACTGTCTAAGTCTATTGCAATAGTACCACTATCTGATATTAGGTCTAAGTCCTGTGCTGTATCCTGTGCGTCTACGTAAGCTTTTATAGATTGTTGTGTAGCTAGTTTAGTCGCAGAATTTGAACTCATATCATCTTCATCAAGTACAGCTGAACCAGAAACTCCTGTGTTAAGTACAGAGCTTGTAATCGTTGGAGTTGTTAATGTAGCACTTGTAAGTGTTTTATTTGTAAGAGTCTGTGTACCTGTGAGAGTCGTAACTGTACTGTCTATATTAACTGTTATAGTATTACCTGAACCTACAGTAGCTAAACCAGTCCCACCAGCGATTGTAAGGCTCTCTGAGTCGAGGTCAATGCTTAATGCACCACCACTATCACCTAAGAAATCTAAGTCCTGTGCAGTGACTTGAGCATCGATATAAGCTTTTACAGATTGTTGAGTTACTAAAGATGTAGCACTATCAGAACTTAAGTCATCTTCATCAAGTACTGCTGTAACGGTAGAACCCGTTGCAAGTACTAAGCTATCTATATTAGCTGTACCATTTATGTAAAGGTCTTTGAACTGTAAAGAGCTAGTACCTAGGTCTATGTCGTTATCTGTAACAGGTACTATAGCTCCATCTGCTATGTATAGCTGTTGTACAGAAGAACTTGATACTTCTACCCAAAACTCTATGTGGTCGTTTGTGCTATCTATTAAAACTTTATTAAGTGGTGTAGCTACCCCACCATCACCAATTAAAGATATTACTCGTCCTTCTCCAGTTGTACCATCATGTTTATGACCGCTTAAACTATTAAAAGCGTTTAAAATTTGGTTGTACTCATTATTAAATAATGCAGCAGTGATTGTATCTCCGTCTGCGAATGTACTTTGTCTTGTGTAACCTGCCATTGTGTTTATCTCCTACCTGATGGAATGTAATCTATGTATAGTCCGTTTATTGTATATGGTGCGTTTGTATCGTTTGTTAGTATTCTAAAACTGTTAGAGTAACCACTACCTTGTAATGCTAATCTGACTAAAGGTTGTTCTGATGCTCCAAACTTTGCAGTGCCAAATAAAGAACTGCCAAATATAGCAGGAGCTGGAACAGAATCTAATATATAATCTTCGGGTTGTGGTGTATCACTACTATCATAATCAAATCTAACTCTTACAACAGGCTGTACTTCATTTTCAGGACCTATAGATAATTTAACATAATGTAAAGTTTTTAAAGTTCCAAAGTCACCATAATCATAGTTAGGTGTTTGGTATCTAGCATCTATTGCACTACCGTCAAAATCATCACCGTTATCATGTGCGTAAACATAACCATCAGTATCACCGTGATAAAATTTTTCTATGCCATTATTATCAAAACCAGAATTTATTCCTGTAACTTCTATGCCTAATGTTTCAGACCATTCAAAACCGTTAGGTCTTAATGTTCCTATTATACCCTTCTGTGCAGCATTTGTCAAGCCTGTACTGGTATAAAATAACCTATATTGTGATTTATCTCTTAATACTATACTATTTATAATATAATCATTGACATTTTTAGATAAATCTGTTATAATAGGCTGTATTGCCTTACTAACTGTACCTAACTCAACGTCACCGATTCTTGCTGTACCTGCTATGGTTCTAAGACCATCAGGAGCTAAAAATACTAAATCACCACCAATCTCTTGAATACTATATCCGCTTAAGCATCCTACGTTTTCAGCTACCGGTACGACAGCAATAGTATTGGCATCATTAATATTTATTAATTTATGAATACTGTTTTGGCAGAATATAAATAAATCTTGACGGAAACCCTTGACACCTACTATCTTATCTGATATAGTTATTGCACCTGCACCTGTTCCTGAAAAAGTAGAAAAGTTATTTATAGCACTATAATAAACTACATTTTCATTATCACTTACACCTGCAGCAATTAAATGATGGTCATGAGATGTAATGTAAGTCACACCTTCCGTCCCTGTTACTGTTATTTCCGCTGTAAAAAATGTTCTAGTGTTTAAATTACCATCTCCTTCCATCCTAAATGTCCAAGGCTGATTTATTCCGTCTGCTATGACAACAGTACCATAATCTTGAGTAGCTGCTTCAAACAAAGAAAACTGTGCTTGTTGTTGATTGGTACGTACAGAAGCCGATTTACCAGTAAATGTTGTGTAATTATCTCCACCACCTGCTGATAGTTTGTTTATCTGTAACCAATTAATGCCATCATTACTGAAATAAATAGCGTTACTTGCTGTTACAATTACCCCATCAGCATAAGGAAATGTTCCTAATATAGTTGTAGTAGTTCCAGTAGGCTTTGTAGCATTACTGCCTCCAAACTTTTCATAGCCGTTAATACGTCTATAACCTCCTGCTGTAGAAGATTCAAAGTTTTGTAAAACTGTAGCAACTCCGGGTGTACGTAACAAGTCTATTGAGTTAGCTGATGTTACTAAGCCACCTGCACATGCTACGGTAAAAGGTTGTGAACGTGCCATATTTTAAAAGTAAGTTCTATCGTCTGTCATATACTTTGGAGCTGGATTCATTAGGTTTGATTTCATATACTTCATACCTTTCTTATAATCATCCAATGCGAAAGCTGCTTGTTGTGGGCTTTCTTTAAACTGCCAAATGTAATAACGACTTCTAGCTGTTATTATATTACTGTACTGCTCTGGTAAAGTGATTGTGTCATCATGTGCTGATAACGCAGTCGGTCTTACAAAAGCATAAAAGTGTATATTATAAACCTTATCAGGTATTGGGCTTAACCCAAACTTTCTATTGTCAGGAGACTTGATTACAAATCTAGGCTCTCCATGGTTTTGAGTATCTGCATCATCTGCATTCTCACTGTCTCTGTAGTATCTTGTCCAGTCTGTATTTGTAAGAAACTTT